ACTATAGTTGGTGCTATACCTTTTTTTAAAGGACAAATAAGAAATGTTGGTATAAATGAAACCATAAATGATTCAATAATAAATCTTACTGTTGCTTCTCATTGGGCAAACTGGAATCTGACAAAAGGTAGACATTTTTCTGATGAATCTCAACAATCATTTAGTTCAGGTGATAAAGGCATGGAATTTGCTACACAAACTAAAGATGATGTTCGATGGGGTAAATAAATGATTTTTGCAATATTAACATTTTTGGGAGTTGGAGCTACCGCAGCCACTGTTGTTTCTTGGACTATAGCACTTGCTACTTTGGCAGTTGGGGTTAAGGGTTATAAACAAGCTAGAGATATGCAAGCTCGAGCTCAAGTCATTATGGCTAATAAAACTTCTGCTGGCGGTAAGATTCCTGTTATATATGGAACTAGAAGAGTTGGTGCTCAGATTATTTATATGGATGTATCAAGCAATAATTCAAGAGATTTATATGTAGTCTATGCTTTATCAGTTGGCGAATGTGATGAAATACTAGGAAGGACTATTGAGCTTGATGGCAATCCTTTAACTGATTCAGCAAGATTTAGAAATGGTGGCTATATTGGGTCAGATAAAATATCTTCAGGCTCAGGTTCATTAAATACAGTTTCACAAAATGGAGCTCATAGCTTGTCTGTTGGTGGTGGTGGTTTTGGAACAGACCCTACTGCAAAATATAGATATGTTATGAATCTACATCATGGTACTCCATCACAAACAGCAGACCCAATGCTTGTTGCTTCAATGCCTAATTGGACTACAGCACATAAACTAAATGGTGTTTGTTATATAGCAGCTCATTATGGCTTTGACAACAATGGTATGTGGTCAGGGGTGCCACAATTAACAGTTCAAGTAAGAGGTAAAAAAGTTTATGACCCAAGAGATACAAATCAACAATTTGGAACTCCAACTACTTACAAACATTCTGATAATCCAGCTCTAACTTTCTTAGATTACATAACCAACAATGAATATGGTAAAGGTTTAACCGCATCACAAATAAATATGTCTACATTTACTTCTGCTGCTAATGTTTGTGATACTCAGGTTGACCAGCCCTATTTTAATGGTTCAGCTCAATCACTTACTTGGAGTGCAACTGCTGGTAATGATTTTTTTACTATAGCTGGAGCAGATGCTAATGATGATTGGTGGCAAAACAAAATTGGTGAGCTATTAGATTTATTTGATGCTAATGGTAATGGTGTTTTGGATGCAGTAGAGATAAAAGAAATACAAAGAACTCAATATTTTGACTCAACAGTAGAATATAGTGTTTTTATTAATGAGTATTTTGGTAATGATTATTCATCACAAACAGGAACTTCGTTATTAAAAGTTAAAAGATTTCATTGCAATGGTTATTTAGATACAAATAAAAATGTAATGGATAATGCAAAAGAATTACTTGCAAATATGCGTGGTATCTTTTTATATATAGATGGTAAATATGAACTATCAATAGAAGATACAGGTTCTTCTACATTTAGTATTACTGATAATCATATTATTTCTGATGCTGGTATATCAGTTGATTATGGCAATAAAGACAAAAAAGCAAATAAAGTTATTGTTGAATTTTTTAATGCTAATAAAAAATACGAATTAGATACAGCTACAGTTTTACATGATGCAAGTCCTGAATATTATTCAGATGATGGTGATGAGATATTAGAAATTAAAGCTGAATTTCCTTATGTAAGCGACCCTTATATAGCTTATAACATGGGTAAGGCAATCCTAACTAGAAGTAGAAATCAAACAACTATGCAGTTCTTAGGAACTCCTGAGATGTATAAACTGAACGTAGGAGATATAGTTACTCTTACTTATGCAGGTTTAGGATTCTCAGGTAAAGTTTGTAGAGTTGAAGCATTAGAATTGCAATCCAATGGATTAGTTGCAGTTAGTTTAATAGAATACTTTGATGTTTATACATGGGAAGTGCCACCGCAAGAGCCAGTAGAAGAACTAGCTAACTTACCTTCTGCTTATGCAGTAAAAGCTCCAACAGGATTAGCATTTACCGACACTGATTCTAGTTCTACAGGTAGACCTTTTTTATCTTGGAATACACCAACAGATTTTCCTGATTATCAATATAGAATCAATATTGTAGATAGTTCTAGCAATCAAGTTAAAAATACTATTGTTGATGTAGAAAATTGTGATTTAAACTTTTTACCTGTTGATGCTAACTATGTTGCAAGTGTTACTTCTTTAAATGTATTAGGCTCAGAATCATCTCCAGCCACTTTAACTTTCACTATTGGTGATGCACCTACAGGAACTCCTGATATTAAAGATGATGCAGTAATAACAGATAAAATAATAAATGATGCTATAACTACTCCTAAAATATTAAATGATGCTGTTACTAATGCAAAGATAAATTCATTATCTGCAAACAAAATTACAGCAGGAACTATAGATGCTTCAGTTATTACAGTTACTAATTTAGATGCAGATAATATAACTTCAGGCACTATAGGTGCAGATAAAATAAGTGTTACTAATTTGGCTGCTATAGAGAGTGATTTAGGAGATATAGATGCAGGTAGTCTTAACATAGGTTCAGGAAATTTTACTGTATCTTCATCAGGAGTAATGACTGCAACTGGTGCAACAATATCAGGAAATATAACAGCTTCATCTTTAAATGTTACAGGTGCAACAGTAACAGGTAGCATAAGTGCTGGTAATGTTTCTTTAGATGGTGAGCCATTAGATAATGTTTTAAGTTATTCTGAAACTGAAGGTATTGGATTACTAAGTCTTGCTGAAAATGCAAATATAGATGGTGATTTTGTTGTCAATGGTAATTTTGAAGCAACAGGTGCTCAGCCTGATTTAATAATAGGTAAAATTACTACTGATTCCTCTAACACAGTACAAGCAAATGCAATTCTTAGAAGTGAATCAGGAAGTGGCAGCTTTGAAATACAAGCAGGAACTACTGCAAAAGTTAAGTTAGCTTACGATGCTCTTGGTGGTACAACTTTATCAGCAGATGGTGGTGCAAATGGCGAGTTTAGAATAAATGCAGATGGTTCATTAGCATTAACTTTTGACTCATCACAAAATGCAGATTTTACAGGTCAAGTTTATGCACCTACATTAAGAATAGGTGTTGGTGCACCATCTTCATCAACTGCTACAGGAACAGCAGGGCAAATTAAATACGATGCATTCTATATCTATGTTTGTATAGCAACTAATACATGGAAAAGAGCATCATTAAGTTCATGGTAAACAAATATGATTTTTATATGTTTTAAGATTTATAAATATCGAACATAGGTATAAAATTAATAAAATAGGATTTTAATATGGCACAACACGATTACAACATAGCAAACCAATCAGGTGCAGACTTTAGAGCAGATTTAAACAATGCTCTTTTAGCTATTGCAACTGTTAATAGTGGCTCAACAGAACCATCAACTACATTTGCCCATCAATTATGGGTAGATACATCTAGCAGTGTATTAAAGATAAGAAACGCTGCTGATAATGCTTGGGTTACTACAGGCGTTAGTATTACTGCATCTAACACATTTACAGGCAATTTAACAGGAGACGTTACTGGTAACTTAACAGGTAATGTTACAGGTAATGTTACTGGAGACTTAACAGGTAATGCTGATTCTGCTGACATATTAACTACAGCAAGAACCATATCTTTATCAGGTGATGTAGTAGGTTCAGTATCTTTTGATGGTAGTGCTAATATTGATATTGATACAGTTGTGCAAATCAATTCAATAACATTAGGAACTGATACAACTGGTGATTATGTTGAATCTATGTCAGGTGGAACTGGTGTAACAGTAACAGGTGGAACTGGAGAAGGTTCTACTCCTAGTATTGCTATAGGACAAGCTGTAGCTACTACTGATAATGTTACTTTTAATATTGTTACTGCTACAGAAGAATTTATAGGTGATTTAGAAGGTGGTATAAGATTTAATGCTAAAGCAGATGGTGCTTTATCTAAGGGTGATGTGGTTTATATATCAGGCGTATCAGGTGATGTGCCAACAGTTGCTCAAGCTAAAGCTGATGATGCTTCTAAAATGCCTGCATTTGGATTAGCTTTATCTGATGCCAATGATAATGCTGCATTACAAGTAGTTACCTTTGGTACTATTGAAGAATTAGATACTTCAGGCGTATCAGAAGGGCAAATACTTTATGTATCTACAACAGCAGGTGCTTATACAACTACAGCTCCAACAGGTGAATCAAGTCAAATACAGAACATAGGTAAAGTTATCAGAAGTCATGCTGCTGCTGGTTCAATTAAAGTAGGTGGTGCTGGAAGAAGTAACGCTACTCCTAACCTAAACAATGGCAAGATATTTATAGGTAATGGTTCTAACCAATCATCAACAGCAACACTAGATACTTCTATAGTTGTTGAGAATACTAATCTTTACTATACGACAGCAAGAGCAAATACAGATTTCGATTCAAGATTAGCTACAAAAGATACAGGTGATTTAACTGAAGGTAGCAATTTATATTACACAACAGCTAGGGTTAATTCAGATTTTGATACTAGACTTGCAACTAAGTCTACAACCAATTTAGCAGAAGGCACTAATTTATATTACACAACAGCTAGATTTAATTCAGCTTTTACATCTAAAGATACAGATGATTTAAGCGAAGGAACTACTAATTTATATTACACAACCACTAGATTTGATTCTGCATTTGGCAATAAGACAACTGCTGATTTAACAGAAAACACCAATTTATACTATACAGATACAAGAGCAAATTCAGCTATTGATGCTAGAGTTACTAAAGCATTTGTTGATGCTCTTGGAATACAAGCTACTAGTGTTGCTGCTGATTCAGTTGCATTAGGAACTGATACTACAGGTAATTATATTTCAACAATAACAGGAACTGCTAATAAGATTACAGTGTCAGGAAGTGGTAGTGAGTCTGCAAACATAACTCTATCACTACCTGATGATGTGCAAATTGCTGACAGCCTAACAGTAGCAGGTAATCTAACTGTTAATGGAACTCTTACATCACTTGATACTACTAACTTAGATATAGAAGATAACTTATTCCAGCTTAATGCAGGATTAACAGGTAGTCCTGTAAATGATTCAGGTATGCTTATCAATAGAGGTACTGCTGATAATAGTATCTTTATGTGGGATGAATCAGTAGATAAATTTACATTAGGATTAACAACAGCAGATGGTAGTGCTACAGGTAATATTACTCTTAATTCACTTGGTACTTTAGTTGCTAATTTAGAAGGAGCAGTTACAGGAACTGTATCTAGCTTATCTAATCACGATACTGATGATTTAGCAGAAGGGTCAAATTTATATTATACAGATGCAAGGTCAAGAGGTGCTATATCTGCAACTGGTGATATTTCTTATAATAGTTCAACTGGTGTTATTAGTTTTACACAATCTGCTTCTCCAGTAACAAGTGTTAATACACAAACTGGTGCTGTTGTATTAGATACTGATGATGTAGGTGAGGGTTCAACTAATATTTACTTCACTAATGCAAGAGCAGATACTAGAATTAATTTACAAACAGGTGCTAATTTAGATTTAAGTTCTAAATCTACATCAGACTTATCTGAAGGCTCTAACCTTTATTATACAGATGCAAGAGCAAGAGCTGCTATAAGCGAAAATTCAACACAATTATCCTATAACTCAACAACAGGTGTTTTATCTTATACCCAAGGCGATACTGATACAGTCAGCGAGGGTACTACAAACCTTTATTACACTGATGCAAGAGCTAATAGTGCTATTGATGCAAGAGTAACTAAATCATTTGTTGATGCTTTAAATGTAGTTGCAGCTTCATCCACAGGTAATGCAGGAACAGCAACAGCTTTAGCAACTGCAAGAGATTTTAGTATTGCAGGAGATATAACAGCTTCAGGGATTTCTTTTGATGGAACTGGTAATGTAGCTTTATCAGCTTCTATTGATGCAAATACAGTTGGCATATCAGAAATTAATGTTTCAGATGGTACTAGTGGTCAAGTTCTAACAACTGATGGCGCTGGTAATTTATCTTTTTCATCAGTCTCAGGAACTACTATTAATAACAATGCTGATAATAGAGTTATTACAGGTAGTGGTACTGCAAATACATTAAATGGTGAAGCTAATTTTGTATTTGATGGTACTAATGTTGGAATTGGAACGAGTTCATTTAACGCAACTTATGACCCGAGACTACAAGTTACATCTGCTGCTACTGATGGTACAGGTGGTATTCTAATACAAAACTATCTACCAACCTTAACATTAGAAGATATTAGTGGTGGTGCTGCTGTGTCTCAAATACAGCAAGACCAAACCAATATGTTGTTTAAGAATAACGGCGCAGAAAGAATGCGTATTAATTCTTCAGGCAAGGTATCTATAGGCACTACATCAGCTACAGAATTATTAAATGTTGCTGCTGGTTCAGGTAGTGGTGCTGCTATGGAATTTGCAGGTAATGGAACAACAGTAGGTTCTACTTCAATGTTTGTTGGTCATGGTAGTAATAATGATGGTTATGTATATCAAAGAGCAAACTCACCATTAATTTTCGGCACAAATAACACAGAAAGAATGCGTATTGATAGCGTGGGAGAAGTTTCATTAAAAAGAGCAGGTAGTGGTGGAACTGGAGTCCTAAAAGCATTAAATCTAAATCATGCAGGTACATCAGTAAATGATGGTGCAAAAATTAGTTTTACTGCTGGTACTTCTACAGAAGGTGCTGGTATAGCTTCAACTGGACAAGCATTAAATAGTGCTGATTTAAGATTTTATGCTGGTGGTAATTCGGAAAGAATGCGAATTGAATCTGATGGTGATGTTAAGATATTTGGCACTATTGGAACAAATAGCTCAACAGCTTTTGCATCAATGGCTGGTAGATTAACATTTGATACTGACTATTCAGATACCCAACGAGGACCAAATAAAATAGTATTACAAGAAGATGGTTCTTGGATAGCTGGGATAGGTGTTTCAAACGGCGCAACAGATT